ACATTATCCCAACTAACGCTTTGACTGGAACGTCATTAGCAGAGATAAACTGCACCAAACGCTGCTCGATTCTTACAGTCTTCAAGTTGTCAATGAAGTCATCGCCAGACTCTCCGATAGCTACTTGCAAACCGCTTCTCAAACGTACGTTGATAACAGAAAGATCACCACCTACGAAGTCGGCAGCAGTTCCAGTCAAAGCGTTAGTTGGGATGATGTTAACTCCCCAAGCGTTGATTCCTCCGTTAGCGTTGAAGCTAACTCCAGCAGGAAGGATATACTGCTTTTGAGAATCCTTCTCAGAAAGCATCAAGTGGTAAGCTCCAGTCTCTACGAATACGCCTGTTGCAGTTCCGTTTGCAGCCTTAACCTGAGCGATGATTCCGTGGATAACATCCCAGTTAGTAGCAGACTCAACACCACCAGCCATAGAAGCTCCATCGAAAGCAGTAGACTTAGAAAGCAAACCTGCAAGCTGTGGAGATGTTCCGTTACCTGTGAACAATTGGTTCTCGATTACAGTCTCAACACGCTTAACTCCGTTGCTCTGGATGTAAGAAGCCAAGTAAGCAGCGTCCTCAAGCATCTCCATAGATACCTTCATGTGAACACCAATCTTCTCAACCTTAGCTCTCTGCTCTTTGTACTGAACATCGATTTGAGTTTTCTCAACACCTTCTCCGATCATTACAGGAGCACCTTCCTGATCATATTCTTCAACCCATACTGCGTACTGAGTTCCGATAGCACCTACTGAAGCGTTAGACAAGTAAGTCAACAAACGCTGACGAACTGGAGAAACAACACCAGTAAACTCAGAGATAGTTACCTGAGAGCTTGAGTTCTCAGAAGCAAGAGTAGAAGCCAAAGTGATTGTTCCTACAGCCTTCTCGCTGATTTCAAATACCAAAGGAGCCTTTAGTCTTGAATGAGGCTCATTCTTTAATCTTTCGATCTCAGCCTTAACTGGAGCATAAGCCTTCATAAATGCACTCTTGAAATCCTCAGCACTTACTTCTTTCTCAACTGCACTCTTCTGAAGAGCGATGTCAAGCTTGTCAAGTTGCTTCTGCATCTCAGCAGCTTCTTCCTTACTTACTACATTGTCGAATGATTTCAACAAAGCCTCAGCCTTTTCGAAAGCCTCATTGGCTTTTACTTCTGCATTGCTAGCTTTAGCCTTTAGAGCCTCACCAGCTTCTGCGATTACCGCTTTAACGGCATCAATTGTTAGATTTTCCATGATTCAAATTGTTTTTTTAGTTCGTTAATTGTTATTATCTCTATCGCTTCGGCTTTTGTCTCTTCTAAAGTAGCATCAGCTGGCTTCAGAATGTCTAAAAGTGATTTGAGTTGATTTTCTAGTTTTTCCAATGTTTCATCCGTAGCATCTGAAGTCTTCACAAACTTCTCAAGACGCTCAAGATAATTAAATGCATCTTGCTCAGATTTAAGATCAATGAATGTCGTTTCAGGATTAGCTCCCAAGAACTGAACAGCCGATCCCTCATACATCATTACTTCCTTAATTAAATTAGCCTTAGAATCAGCATCGTACTGCTCTTTAATTGTTCTAAATCCAAAAGAGTGTTGGTTAATAAGCTCGCTTTCAATCATCTTCTGAAAGTCTTGACCTGCTGCATGGCTACCAATCTTAGCCTCGTATCTTAACCCTTTTTCGTCCTCGTATAAATTGGTAATTTTTGCGACAACTTTATTTTTATCGTGATCCAAAAGATACTTGATCAACTGCTTGCCTTGTGGCCCACGTTCCATTACAGTCTTGCTAAACGCTCCTGGCTCGATCACATCTCCATCCAAGTCTTTATTGCCAAACATTGCAAAGTAACCTGAAACAATCCCTTGCTTCATGTCGCTATCTGCAAATCCTTGATTAAGTCCCTTTAATATCATTGTCGTATTATTTTCCTTTATTTCGCCTAATTCTTTAAGCTTACTTCTACTCCATCCTAAAGCAGCTCTACCCCCCCATGCATCGTACATCAAAAGACCGCAACCCTCCGCATAAGAAGTGGAGGTTTCTAAATCCACCTTATGACGGCTTAAATAAGAATACATCCTTTTAATCGTATCCAAGCTAATCGCTTCGCCGTTTGCAAGCTGATTGGCTCTTTGCTTCCCCACAGGTGTTCCGCAAGATCCCCATCCATTCTCCTCTACATACTTCAACACCCTTCTAGCGTTGTTTTTAACCGCTTGTGGATAATCAGAATAAGATTGCTCGGCCTTCTCTAGCATTGAATATTCGTTTAAGCAAATATACAAATAAATAAAATTAGGAAACAAAATTCCTTATATATCAAAGTTCCTTTTAACATAACTCTCAGAAACATAAACAACTACACACGAGCAATTCACAGTCTGAGCTGGCCCACCATTTAAATCACCAGGTTTATCCATTAATACTTCAACACCATTATTTGTAAATACAAACGGCTCATCAAATCTCTTTGGCTTATTCTGTGCCTGTATATGCTGAATTCTTGGCTCCTTTGCTCCTCCATGAATCCATATCTTCCACAACTGAGTTCCTGTCTCATTAGCCCAATCAATAGCAGCCTTCATCTTCCCCTCGTTATAAGCTCTAGTCGATTCAGTTCTTGCAATCGCTCTAGCTCGCTTAATGTCAGGAATCTGTTGAATCAACCTATCCTCAATCTGCATAGGATTCAATCCCTCCTGAATACCTTGAGAAACAATTTCGTTTACCCTATTTTGAGTAGTAGCAGTAACATCAAATATCAACTGCCCCAAATTCGCAATTACCCAATTCTTTATAAACTCAAGCCAAGTTGCAACAAAGAAATTATCAGGTAGAAACTTCTTTTCGCTATTGCCCTGTCTTATTCGATTAAACTCCTTAGTCGCAGAATCAACAAATACAGTCTGGTAAAACTTAATGTAAGCATCTTGCATCGGCAACAAGGGAACATTCTCCTTTGCTTGCAACTTCAAAGCCTCTGTAAATATCTTTAGACCAATACGCTCGTATCTCCTTAGATCAGCTTGTGATGACCTTCTTACCTTAGCGTAGTTTATTTTTCTCATTTCTTAGGAAGGGAAATCCACAAAATCCGTTGCAGCGTTTCCTAAAGCCTCTTCACTTGGAATTACGTTGCTAGGTATCCAATGTATGTCCATCGCAGGATCTTCGCTAGCGTGCCAGTTCAACAAGCTTCGAACTTCATTTCCTGTAAAGTAAGGAGACTTACCATAAGTATCTAAAATTACCTTTACATCAGGCTGTAGCTCAGAGAATGATGAAATATCAAAGTCAATAACATAATCCATGCCGTAAGACCTTCCCAACCACTCGGTAAACTTCTCCTCAATCATTTGAAGCTGCGGCATGATCACGTCAGTAACCAAGGACTTCTGAGCGTGTTCTAAGTTCGCATAAGTAGCGTTAGAACTAAACAATACAGGGTTAACTCCCCACAAACCGCAAAGCGTCTGCAAGTCCATATTCTGAGAGTTAATAATATCCATTGCCACAGGACTCAATCCAATAGCATCGTATCTTAACGGAATAGAAGAAGCTACAATCTTATTAAGGTTCTTGTTACCATTTATCCTCTCATCTATCCGCTCATCCATCTTAGCTCGCTGATCAGGAGAAGGCCAAAACTCAGGATTATTTACATTTGGAGAAATAATTCCTTTCGCTCCTCCGTTCTGGAATGTCTTCTGCTTCGCCTCCGTAGCTTCGTTATTAGCTTGCAATGTCGTTAAACCTGCCAACAGCGGAGGCATTCCTCTCAATTGTGCTCCATTCAAATCCCAAGTAAGATTTGTCGTTTTAATATGCAAAACCTGTTCAGCAGGAATTTCTATGTTCTGATCTCCAATAATCAATTTATAGCCTCTCACAGGCTCAAATAAGTTACCAGCTACTATTTCAACATAGTTGGATGGCATGACATACATTTCCTGTATTTTGCCCTTATTCAAGCCATCTGTAGGCTGAAAACCATAAACAAATATTTCTCCGCTAGTATTGTACCACGTTAGCATAGAATCCAAGAATTCAGCCCAAGTTTGCATTGGATTCGGATTCTTAATCAATTGATTCACAGGATCTGAGTAACTAACGTCCTGCAACTCCTTTTTTCTAAATGCTATGCTTTGAAGTCTGTTTAATTCCTTAGTCGTGTATTTTGATCCTCTGTATCTCTTTGCCGCTTCAGTTTCCTTGTAAACGTAAGTCGGGCATTGTTTTCCCTTTTCCGCTATCTTTCGAATAATCGAATAAACCAAAGCATTACCTTTGTAACCTTTGTCTATAAACGTTTGTTGATTCGAGTCGTACCAAACGACCATAGTCGAGGCCGTAAATTGGCCATATAGGATTTGATTTAGTAGGTTTACATCCGTTTTCTGTGGTGTCGAAATAACCGCAGGATTAATGTAAGACCTTAGAGCCTTTAATAGCATAGCATATTCGTTTTAGCAAATATACATTAAATATTTTTTTCAAAATATGCCAATCCCCAAAACCACATTAACAGCAAACCCAAACGGCCGTACCATTCCCAAGCAAAAACGTTGAAAGATAGGAAAACGAATGAGGCTAATAGATAGCAAATAACTATAAACATTATCAAAGCAATTGTTTCTTTTTTCATATTGAGAATTCGAAGTTGTTTTTTACCATTAATTCTGTTAAGCCCCAAACAAGGGCGTCAACTCTGTCAGGGCTTTTCCCTTTGTCAGGATCAAAAGTTACCATTTGCGATTCCAAAAGCGGGAAACTTCCAACGTGATATATTTGGCCTTGTTCATATAATGAATACACGGGCTCAGCTCTGACGTATTTTCCTTTTGTTGCTGTAACTAGCTTTATCCTATAATTTGATCCTTGGGACTTTAATACAGCTTCTACCATGTCGCCACCTTGATTCTTTTCCGCTACTATGCAATCAGCGTTCCACCTAAACGCCGCATCTGTTGAAACGTTCGCCCAATGATTAGGGCTATATTTTCCGCTAAGGTCTTCTAGAACGTATCCAAATCCTTCGCTATCTTTTCCAACTACAATTATACCGGTTTCATCGCTGTTCATGTTGGCAGTTGTGGCGGGATCAATTGCAACAATTATTCTAGTTAGGTTTGGAGCTTTGTCTATTCTAGCTTTTCCAAGACTTCGTTTATTATTCGTGAAAAACTTACAGTCGATGCAGATTCCTTAATTCGTTTTGC